TTTGATAATTAGGATTGTTGCCTGTGAAAACTAAATTTGTTGGTACTGCAAATTCGGGCATCCTATGTTGTGGTGTCGATTCAAACCAACCTCCTCCAATTTGGAAGAAATAACTTTCATTAGGTATTGGCATTCTAGGACATCCGAATTCATCAACAGGATAATCATCTCTTGTTGTTGTTACTGTGAAATTTGTAGATGTTGTGGTAAACCCTGTATATTGAACTCCCTGAATTGAATAAACATTACTTGTTTCCAAAACTGGAAGTTGTAGTGTCACATTACCTGTACTAATTTCTGCGAACTGTTGGTTGAATTCTGACATGTTAATTCTTTGATCCGCAACATAAACATGTTCATTAAAATCGATTAAGGCTTCGGGAGCACCAACCATTCTTAACAAACATTCTATAGATTTTCTGGTACCTTTGGATTTGAACAGGTAAGCCGAATTAAGAATTAAATTTCTGTAAAATTGGTAATTAATTTCTTCGGGTGTTGGTCCAATCTGTAAACCCGTAAAAGTATTTGGTTGAGTTGTAAAAACCGCTTGTAATAATTCGTCTTGAGATATTGGTGAAAAGTTTGTGACCCAACCTAAAGTTTGAGCTAAATTTTTTAAAAGTTGTGATGGTATATCATTTCCAACATTATAATTGACACTTGTCATATTACCAAGTGCGCTTATGAATGCCTTTGTTTCGTCAAAACTTCGTCCATATAATTGTAAAAGTTTTTCGAATCTTTGGTCAGGTGTGTCAAATTCTTTAAGAGCACCTGTTGTCAGGAATCTCGATATAATATTTGTACTATAGGTATCTAAACTTGCTGCATACTCATTTATTTTCGCCAAATAATTATCAAAACTTATTGATCTTATGTCTAAATTCCAAGGACCCGCTAAAGGCCAGCTAGCCAGCTCTTTTGTTATGATATAACTACCGTCTTCCTGTTCTCTTGGGACATAAAATTGTGCGGTGTAAGGTGGTGTAACTCTTCTGTTTAATAAAAAGTTTTCAACTTTATCTAAGTCCATGTTGAACACCTTATTAGCCTCAAAATCGTTTGGTCTAATAACCAAATAATCCAAAGAGTAAGAGGCTCCTGTAAAAGGGTTACCGTCAACAATTAATTTAAGTGATGTTGAGGCACTTGTAGTTGGATATAAAAAGTTTACAGGGTATTGTAATCCATTAACATATAAGACATATTTTTTATAATTAACTTTCATGTTTCTCAAAGGAGAAACTTGAAACTCGTTGAATAAAAGATTTGTTTCCGCATTATCACTATAATCCAATTCGAATGGATTTTGTATTGATGAAAGGTATATTTCAAAAGTGGTATCGTTTTCTATTGAATCATAAGCAATATTAAAAGCGGTTGCTTGTGTTTCAAATTTTGGAGTTTGTGGGTTTACCTCTAATCCTCCAGGAAAGAAGTTTATAATTCTTGTGATAGAAACTGACATTCTTTTCACTAATGAACCATACTCTGTAAAGTTTGTTACTTGTGAAAGATCATAGTTTGGATAAACTCTGTAGTTGTTGGCTAAAATATCGGCAGCTTCGATATTGTTTTCAATATTAATACTTTCTAAATTTATAGGTTCAGAAAATGTACCGATATTGAAAATTCGATCTTGTTTCTCGCTTATTCCTGTAGTGAAGTTGAAATTCGCTTGCGTCAAACCTCCGCCAGTTACTAACTGAACTCCGACTAAATTGTTTGAGAACGAATTAGCGGCACTACTTTGAGGGGGGCAAGTGAATTTTGTTATAGCCATTAAGCAGTAATATTATTAAAAGCTTTAGAGAAATCGATATTATCACCACGATCCTGTCTAACCTCATAAAGAAGAGTATTGAACTGATCTTTAATTTCATAAAGATTGTACTGTTTGTAAATGTTGTTGTCAGCATCGTAAATGGTGTAGATACCATCCTCCATAGATTTAGTTTGGTTACCGTAAAGTGCAATTGCTAAAGTAGATATATCTTGATCCACAATTTCAATTTCAGTTGAGATTGGGTTGAAATAGGTGTTTGTTATGATTATACTTTGGTTTGGTTGGCCAATAAACGGAGTTGCACTTGGTTTGTTGGTAGGTGATGAAGAAGGTGAAAGCGTACAAAATAAAAGATTTGTTGCCCCTTCAACATAACGATATCTAATTGATTTTTGAATTGTGTTCGTTAGATTTTGGACTACAGGTTCACAATAAAAAGATGATGTTATTATCCTGAAAAAATTTGGTATTTTAGTACCGTCAGGATTCAAGTATTCAACTCTGAATCCCACTAATCCTTGATTTACAAATTTATTTCTATATTCTGTAGGAACATTATTGAGGTCTATTACAATACCTTTAACATTTGGTAAAGCAGATAAAACCCCACAATCAGTAATTATAGTTCTAATTTCCGCAGGTCTTATCATGAGTGTATATATACCTAGTCGAGTAAATTGATCTGCAGGTAATTTTAGATTGTACAACCCCCCTAAAATTTCAACCGAACTACCGCCAGTCTCCGCATTGTTAAAATAGGGTCTCAGTACATCTTGAGCATTAAGCGTTGTTAATGTGAAGTTTTGTGTGTCATCTCTTGATTCTGTATAAACCAAAACGATTTGTACATCCTCAGGACTAACATCTGCTGGTCTTATCGTTCCGTAATTTCCTGTTGCCATTGTAAGTTTCTACTTTTTAATAAATATTTATGTTGATACTTTTTCTATCGTGAAAAACTTGTATCCGTATTTTTCTAAATCCCCAATGTTGTCAACTTCCCCCAATCTCATAACATATTCTAAAGGAGAATTTTTTCCTCTTTCAATAAAAACATTAGTTATAACTTCGAGTTGGTCAATAACATTAATCAAAGCTTCATTTTTTGTTATCGCAGTTAGTTCCAAATCACCAGGAACTAAACCGTATGAATCCGCAAAATAAATTGTAAAATTTTCGTAATCGTGATAAATTACACCATTTATTGTATAAGCCGTATAGGTGTTTGTAATGTCGGGTCCATAATAAGTTCCCACAACTCCTGTTGTTCCTGTAACTTGTATACCTAATTTAAATTTACCTTCGGCTAAATTGACTTTTGGTCCAAATTGTTCTAAGTCGTTGACTGTTGAAATTGTGAATCCTGTCACGGGAAATGGCACCGAGGTATAGTTGTAAGAATAATAATCAACTATGTTAGTGTTTGAGTCCCCAGTAAAAATGAAATCATAACTTATAGGAGTTGCACTCCAACTGCCACCTGCAGGGTAAAAAGTCATATTACCAAACTGATTACTAATTACAACATTTGTGTAAGGAACTGTTATTGGTTTTTGAATTTTGGAAATGCCCCAAGGAGAATTTGCGGTTAAGGTTATTGTATAATCCGTCTGTGCACTTGGGTAAGTGTGTGTGATTGGGGTAATCCCTAAAACCGCCTGAGGTGGGGTTCCATCTCCCCAATCCAAAGTATATGTTACAAGTTGTAAAAATTTTATAAATTCTAAATCAGATGTGTTATAAAATGTATAAGTGTAGGGGTTCAGTGTACTACCCGTGACAATGAAATTGTTTAGAACATCTAATTGTAGAATCATGCCGTCTGTTGGGGTGTAATAACCTAAATCCACGGCAGATTCTGTAATCATGATATTAACAGATAAACCAGTTAAAAAAGATGTCCCTCCTGTGTTTCCACTTAATAGATATGACATTGGTAAATACACACCTGTGGTTCCTGTGGTAACAGTAGTTGCCGTAGTGGCGGTTAAACAACAAGGATCTAAAATTGTTGTAATGTTTGTGTCACCAGTATATGGGACAAACACAATATCACTTTTGATATTTTCAGGAGATACAATAAATTTATATTGTTGCAGTTCCATTATGGATTAACATATTCAAAAAAGATTATCGGTGAACTATTACTTCCAACTCTAAGTCCTGTAGATGTTGAGAACACTTCGTATGTTTTTTTACTGTAATCTAATTTCACTTTATAATAATAATAGTCGTTATGACTGAAGGTAAATTTGTCGGGTAAAATTAAATCTTGTCTTTTATTGGTCATTTGTTTGAAATTTCCTGTAATTGCGTCAAAAAATCTAGCAGACATGTAAAAAGTGTCAACATCAATAAAATTTCTTTTTCTCAACCAATATATATAAAATCCTTCTTTATCTGTTCCAATGTAGTCTAATACCATTTCTGATTTCTTTATTTCTACAGGTGGTACCAAAGCAGAAAGAATTGCCGATTGAGTGAGTCCTTGTTGTACAGGTAATATAATTGATAAATAAAGATTTTGCACACTTTCATCGGGACTGTCATATAAATCAAGTTTGAAAAATGATTTAGTAAAAGATTTCGAATAGTAATAAACATCTTGAACTGAAAACCCATTATTAAGGTAGCTTGTTGTCCAAGAACCTACGGTATTTGCCGTAATTGGTACTGAGTAGTCATAAAAATTAAATATATATTTTATTGAGCTTTCTAAATTTGGATATATGTTATGAGCAAATCTTATGATTTCAAAATCCTGTGGTGATCCAATAACCTCATTTATAGCCTCAACTTGATATTCTTCGATACTGTCATCCCTACCCATGAAATCCCATTGCATGTTTACAGGAATATTAACATATTTGTCAATATCTTGTTTTACAATTTTTATTCTAGTCGCATCCATCTATTGTAGGTTCTGCTATGGCGTTTATGATTGGTGGTATCTTCCCTCCTTGATAAGTACTATACTGTGAAGGATTTGTTGGGGTTGCGTAATCGTTTGGTATATTAAAGTTTTCAGGTGTGATTCTGAATATTGTATTTACGAAAGGATAATGAGCATTATTTAAAAAAGGATAATCAACGCCAACTCCGTCTGTACTTATAAAACCATATGAATACAGATCTCTCCATCTAAAAGAGGAAATCAAAGTTGAGTAATATGCATAGTCAGGTATACCCACAACATTTTCTGAGTTTGCTTCTTCTACATAATTTGAAAAAACTCTGAGTTGGATTGGATTGTGTGGTCTATAAAAATATCCATACTGATTTGTTGCTGTAAGAGTATTTGCAGATAGACTGAACCAAGTATTATTGTATGTTATTTTGTGTTGGTATATTGAAATTACTCTTTCTAGTTGTTCAAAATTATTCCACTCACAATAGTCTCCATCCAAAGTATCACCACTACTATAAAAATCATTATAAAAAAATGGTCCTTGATTTAACAACGAATTGTATTGTAACTGTGGTATAGTTGTATTAGAATCTACATTATTTTGGTTCCACCATGTCTGTGGTTTACCATCGTCTAAATAATTATTAAATTCCCAACCTTGTTTTACTTTCTGAGTCCAACCGAAATATCCCCTCCAAATTGTTGTAAAAAATAATTGAGTCAAAGGTCTATTTTGATTGTCTCTTAGACCATTTATATCTATATCACAATTAAATGAAAGAGTATACGATCTCGACCCTTCTTTAACAGAGGTTCTTTTTCTTTGATTAGGAGTCAAAACTTTTTGTTCACACTTTGTTTTGTCACCATAAATATTCAATTCATATCCAGCATTTACTAAAACCGCACAATCTTGATTAGTAAGAATTTTATGTTGTCTGACATAGTACTGACTAACAGTATCTGCAGAATTTGTGGCATCTAAAACTCTTCTGAAGGTACCCTGAATTGCAGTAATGAAAGTTGATCCCGTATAACCAACATTTCTGATATTGAAAATGTATTCTTCGGATCCTGAACCATTGTCTCCAAGACCATTGACTTGGAAAAAAGAATTCCCATTATAGTTAGTGGAAAGTAATACATATTCACCGACCTGAAGTCCGTGTGCAACTGGGCATTTAAATTGAATAATATCGGTTACTTTCTCACTTCCAATTGTTATAATAAATGGGATTCCATCTGAAGCAACCCAATTCCAAGATATTTGTGTGTTGGGGATCAAGGCATACATTTTTTTGTTCGGTTCATTTTTATAAGGATAACTCATATAATGAGACCAATTATATGTTGTCGCACTTACAGATCTGAAATTTAGATGTCTACCATTTCCAAAGGTATATCCCGATACATAGTTATCAGTTCTTATAAAATCAAATTCGGGATATTGTGGAAACCCATCCCATGGAAGGTTCGGATTTGCCGGCTGAGGTGGTGATTGTGTAAAATTACCTGTTGGGAAATATGCTTGTGTGTTTTCTAATTCGTTGGTATAATATAGATTGTCTCTAAACGGAGGGTAAGAAGTTGATCCTGTATATGCGTTCTCGAATAGAATAGTAAACTTTGTAACGGGTCTTATAATTGATGATGCTTGTCTTTCTTCATCAAACACGGCAAGTAAACTTAAATCTACAGTTCTGTCAAACTCAACCAATTCTTTCATGGTTTGAGCAAAAGGCACATTCAACTGTTGGTCACTCAAAGGTGCTGATTTATACCTCTGAGTAGATTCAATAATATTTGTTGTTGGGTCTACTATCATTCTTATTCTTCAAATGCAACATATAGTTTATAGAATCTATCTATCGCGGTTTTTCCGTTGTTCAAACCAAAATAGAAATGGTAAGGAGCTCCAACGACTATTGCATCCGCAGGGTTTAAACTAGGATCCCCTTGTAAAATAGAGGAAAGTGGTGTGTAAGGTAATGGATTTCCGTTTAAGTCGTAACTTGCAATAAAACCTAGTTTAGTATTTGTTGTTTGATATTTCTGTTGACCTGATGTAAAGTCAAGTTCTTGATATTTCTTATTGAAGAATCCATTACCTCCATTTGCTGGTTGAGGTAGGACATTTGTAACCCAATTATTATCTTCAGATCCAAATATATTGTTTAACCCAATTGACTGCGTTGGTTTAGCTATTTGCCATTTGTAATGAGGAACGACTTGAGATTTTGGGTATCCGAACAATTCTTGTATAAGTGGTGTTGTACTGTAAGTTTCAATCCCTGGTGACATTATTTTTCTGTATCTAGATTCAGAGGTAGATGAAGAAAAGAATAATCCAAAAACTGGTTTCACATCTATTGGTGATAGTGCACCTAATGACGCATTATTTGTGTTGTCACCAAAATAAATGTATTGATTTGGGTTTGGCTGTGGTAAGTTTTCTGTAATGAAAGGTGAAACTTCCCATTCAGAGTTTATTGACAACATTTGAGAAAAATCGCCGTCAATTCTTGAACCTCCTCTTGTACTATTGAAGAACTGTATAATTCCAAAACCTTCAGTTTGATTTTCTATGTTTTGTTTTGGTTGCATTCTAAATCTCGTACCTTCATTAAGAATTCGAGAAAGGAACCCTAATTGGATTATGTCAGAGTTATCTTGATAGGATGTGGTTTTTAATTCATTTGCGTAATATGATCCAAATCCTTTTTCGGAGCTAGAACAACATATTTCGTTTATAAATGAATCTCTCGGTCCCAAATCTGTGATAGTCGTTGGGAATTGAATTTGTTTTTTATTGTACCCCCACATATCGGTTGTTAAACTTAAAGAATTAGTTAAAGGGGTTGCCGTTATGGTTGGCGAATCTTTACCTATAAAATTAACTCCATTCCAAGGAGAACTTCTATAGTGGAAAGTGTTTGTAATCTCGTTAAACATGATTACATCATCACAGTAATCATATACAGGTTGAGCAAAAATATTGAAAGTAGTTTTTTTGTTGAAATTGAACATGTATAGAACACCATTTATCCAATTGTTTTGAAACACTTGTCCAAAAACTCCTCTACAAGCAGCAAAGTTCAGAGTAAATCTTACTTTCCACTCCAAGAATAGTCTTAAATCATCCCAATAAGCATCTCTGATTAAATAGAAATTTCTTGGACCTAAAAATGGAATGTTTATTGGTGGTTTTGAGTCCTTATTCAGAAGACAATAACAACCATTGATCATCCTGTCTTCAGGTACAACACAGTCGCCTTGAGGTACAATTCCTACATTTGTCCCACTTCCTGTATAACATTGTAAAGGTACCATTCCCTCACAACTTAGAGTTTCAGTAAGTGCCGATAATACAGGATCTGAATCGACAGACTCACCATTAAATATGTCAAAACCAACGGAGAATGTCGGTTGAATCTCAGCACCGTTTGTTAGGTAAATTGCAAAATTATCATTTTGATGAAGGGCATAACCTGTGTTTGTTCCAGTAGGTCCATTTTGTACATATGTTGATGTTGGTAATCTATCACTTCTCATCACAATTCTACTTGATGAAGTGAAATTAACACCTGGTAGGGTGTATCTATAGTAAGCAGGTGAGTACAGTGCCGTCAAATTACCACCATTTTGACCGTTTAGTCCCGTATAAAAAGTATATTGTGTGTTAAAGTATTGTCCTTCTTGACAAGAAGCATTACATGGTGGTGTACTTGAGCTATTTCCTGTTTGTAAAAACATTTGTGTTGAGGTAGTTATTGAGTTAACCCACCTAATATAGGTTCCACCTACGGTATAGTAAGATACAGGACTTATAGGTAATTGATAATTACCTGTCAATAATGTTTGTTGTAAGTTAATTGTACTTTGTGCATTTGTTTGCCATTGTAATGGATAAGGACTATATGTTGCTGACAAACTATCATCAGTACTCAAATAATAATATGGGTAGTTTGATGTAAATGCGGTATAACTTGAAGGGTTTGGCGTAAAAGTAAATGAGTTGAAATATAGGTTGTTTACAATGTTTGTTGTGGAGTCATGTTGTACAGGTTTTACACCCGTTGATAACCCTTGGATCGGGTAATTCAGATAGTAACTTCCACTCACAATTGGTCCTGATCCGAATGATTTACCAAAAATTCTTGATAAGTCATATTCTATTGTAGGTTGTTTTGCGGTATGAGGATCTACCCCTCTTACAAAAATACAAATTTCATAATTTTGATAGTTGGGTAAAGAACTTATAATGTTTGGGTAAGTCAATGAGGATACACCACATCCATTTACTTGACAGGTTATATCATGGAGAAGATAGCTTGCCGGAAAGAAACCTGTATTTCCCGTATTTGACTGTGCAATAAAATTTGTGTAAGTCATTCCCGTTATAAGTTGGAAATACTCGGTATCGGTTGGGTACTGTAAGTATGATTGTTCCACATTCACATTTCCTTGAACGGGTAATTGACTAACTTGAGGAGAAACAATAATAACATTAGCAGCCAATGAACCTTGAGTTGGTCCTGCTGGATTTGCATAATTTATTACAATTCCTGTTGTACCTGTAATTGTTGTACCAGTAATTGCATTATTTTCAAATTGGTTTATCGTTGCACCTGTTAAATTTGTTAATCGATTCGCTGGGGTTGAAAAGTTTGGGTCAACATAGTTAGGGTCTTGGAAGACTACTAAGTTTCCAACACCGAGTTGTAATGTCGTACCTTGGGTCATCAACATAACAACAACTTGGTCATAAAAAGGTTGGGAGCCAGGAATTTGTGGATTTACTAAAGTTTTTATTTTATTTACACCTGTGTTAGGTCCACTTTGTGTTGTGGAATAAAAATATTTATCCCGAGTGTTAAATTCGTTTAGTTTCTGAGAGAAGGTTACCGAAGTTGGGAATGCAAAAAGTCTGTCGTCAGCACCTGAGTTTTTATCAGCACCGAATAAGAATGGTTGTGGTGCTTTCAATAAATAAGCCTCGTTTGGTATGTATCTATTTGGATCTGTGGAACTTAATACATCATATCCTGAAGCAATTCTTTTAAAATCAACAACTGCCTTGGTAACCACTTCAACTGTAATATCACCACCGCTAAATGTTGTAAGGAGTGAATCACATGAAAAAGGTTGACCTTCAAAATTTGGGTGCTCTAAGTCATATGATCCTGAATAATTTATTGGAGCTATAAGACTATTAGGTGTTGATAAAACCGTATCGAAATTGTCTATTGATTCTTGTGATGCGGCGTAGTCAGCTGCCGCAATATTCAATTGATTAGTAATACTATTAGTATCAAAGTCATCTCCTAAATCCAAATTATTACAACTACACTCACAACTATTACAATCAGGATATGAAATCATGGGTAATCCAATTCTTGGGAAACCTTTTACTTTTATCGCCAAAATTATTGTAAATGCGGTGAATAGCGCTGCCAAAACCACTGAAAATGCTGCCCTTAATACTAAAACAAATTGTTGTAATATTAACCTAATAGATTTTATTAAAGCCCCAACATCTACTGTTGGTCCACCTAAGTTTGCCGAAATTATACTTGCTTGAGCTTCTATAACATTTGCCGCGTTATCAATTGCGGTCGCAGTATCTACAATTGCATTTCTTGTTAATACAATACCTAATATTATTAAAACAAATTTGAGAATTGGCCAAGTGAATGCGACAAAATGTGATACATATAATAAAACAATTAATGGTACCACTAAAATGTTGATCAACAAATTGAACGCAAAAAATAGAGGGTCAAAATTTCTAATAATATCATTAACAGGAAATGTATTAACCGTCGATTTACAAGTCCTATTATCTATTTCTTTAATTCCCAAATGTTTACCCCTACCAAATCCGTTCTTATATCTGTCCAAAAACATCGCGGTAGTATACACTTTATTGTAACCAAATTCATAAAATGTGTCCTCACAATCGATCGCTTCCTGTACATTTACATAATCATCCCAATCAGTACTAAACGCATAAGACCTCAATAAATCAAAATAGTCTTGAGGTACATAGTTAAACTTGATTATTTGAGATTGAAGAGGATTCAAAGGGGTTGCAACAATTAAAAAAGTATCCCCCGCGGTAACAGGAATTGATTGTATTGATCCCGTATAATTTACACCATTAATATAAACCGTATAACTTTCAGTATTGTCTAAAATAGGATTAATGAAACCACCTGAAATAGGAACTGTCACAGTAGATCCTGTCGTTTGTCCGGCAGGTATTGCGGGGTATGTGTAAATAGATGTACTATTCGGGTCAAATGGATCTTGACTTGAATTAGTCCAACCGTATTCTTTTATGTTAGGTACCAAAAAATCAGCCCTTTGATAGTTATTTTGAAGTCCTTGTTGATTTTGCCATTTGAATTTAAATCTATATTTTCCTTTTGTTGGAATACCTAATTTTGGATCGGTAGATATAACTTGTTGTCCAAATTCGTTTGTATAAATGTAATCCAAATTCATCGGTACATTAAGTAAATAAGTTCCATCTCCATCTATAACTTTACCACCATTTTCAATATCCCACCTTTCGAGTATTGGTAAACCGTTAGTGTCTGAATAGATTGTTTGTCTTATTGCCTGAATTTGTCCTGGTCCTGCGACTAATTCACATAAATTACCGGTGTCATTTTTAGGTTTACAACTTACTTTGAGAGCATCGTCGTTGATGTTTGAGATTATGGATCCCATAAAAACTGCCGATGGTTGTATTGTAACATTCGCCAATTTACTCAAGTCAAAATCAACTCTTGTTATACCAATCTGACAAAGATCTTCACTACCCCAAAAAGGACGAACATCGACATCGTAAACTAAATTTTTAATTTGTGGTAAATTGACTAAATTTGTTGAAGACTGAAATCTTGCACCATTAACTTGAGATTCGGTTGCTAAACCTTGTAAAATAAGATCCTGTGGTGACAATGAAAAACAACCCATATCAGATAGGTCGATATCCATAACTAATGTTTGTTCACCCACAGGAACACCAAAGATCATAAAATCACCACTCTCATTGGTCGTTACTGTAAATCTATAATATTTATCATACACTTCAATGTACGACGAATCCATCAAAATATCTGATTTGTTTGGGAAACTTCCAGTTGAGACATGCCCATTGTATGATGGTAGTTTTGGTAGTAGGTTGTATCTATAACCCTCCTCTGTTGTCGTTGTAATCGTTTTGAACGGGTAAAGTTCTGAAATTACGGGATCAAGTTCATCATTCGTATCCAAAGGAATAAAAACAGAAACTTTAGCATTTGGTAATCCGTAACCCCCATTTACAAAAACTCTACCTGTTACAACACCATAATCAGCACAAAATCTTGTGTAGACATTATTAGCAAGGATCTTCAAAGAAAGGATTTCCAAAGAGTCCCAATCTTGTTCTAAATTTACATTGATATACTTATCAACACCGACTTCGGTTCTTATTCTATATGATTTAGGCATTAAAAAATCGTTTTTTCATAAATAGTTTATTTCCTATTTTCCTAGAAAAATACATCTATTACTGAAAAAATAAATCACTATGAGAAATTAACAGATTTTAAATTAAGAACTCGTATATTAATGTCCTTGTTTGGGTATCTAATTTGATAAATTTGAGTTGGTGTTGCAAATAAGGTATCAGCTGACGGTTGAATTTGTCTTGTAAGTGGGTCTGAATAAGGCATAGATGTTTGACTTGATGAATACTGGCCTCCAACTTGATTAAAAAACGAAATGTCGTTAATTGATACAATACCATTTTCAGATTGTATTAATCTTCTCAATTCCGATATATTAACATTTTGTCCTAAATTTCTGACTAAAGGGTTGAAAAACTCACTTACAATTTGGATTGTTTTTGCAATTATTGCACCTTGGTTTTGACTATTATCCAACACAACATCTACGGTCACCGCTAAATCAATTGTTTCCGCAGCCTCGATAGATATGTAATCATTTATCATTCTGTAATTTGATAAATAGTTTGCAACATTTTGTTTCAAAGTGTTTGATACAACATTAGTCAAAGTACCACTTGAGTCATATGATAACATTTTGATTCTAATCTTATTATTTTCTTCTGTAATCGCAACCTTAGCAGGTGCTCCAAACTGAGCGGGCATTGTTCTCAAAATAGAGTTGTAGTCGTTAACAGTAACCGCTCGATTTTGCGCCGCGAAGTTGAACGAAACCATGTTTCTAACATCTTCAGTTGTTGGTGGATTAGCACCTCCAATAGCTGCAGTTACATTATTACATTGGAGACTGTTGATTACATTCACATTTGCACTTTGAGACGGTCCATTTACCGCAAATGACACCGTTCCAATTTGATTAATTGTATTAATACCAACATTACTTGATAGTCCTCCACCGATTCTGTATTGAACAAACAAAGTCGAGTTAGAGGTTAAAGCAGCTCCCATAGCATAGTTATTTGTGTATCGACTTAAATCGAAACCCTTACCATCTCGAGCAAATTCTCTTAATTGTTCTTCGGCCGAAATATTACCACCCCCAAAAGTTAATTTACAGAAACCTTGTGGTGTATATTCAGAGATAAACTTATTCGATGTGGTTATGTATGTTCCAACTTTTATACCCGGTTGATCAGAAACTTTTGTTGGGTCTTCAACAAATACTCTGTCCTGAACTAGTGCATCCACTTCAAACCATCTTTCAGGTCCTATAGTTAAGAAATCTTGAGGATTAGGGATTGTTGAGTATTGTGTGCCAGGTTTTAACAATGCACTTGTAATACCTAATACATTTTTTTCAGGAAGAAATAGTTCCAAGTATGGTCTCACATCATTAGGTGTGATTACTCTTTTAAATACTTTTGTAATACCGTTTACAACTACCTCCCTTTTAACAATCGTATAACTCAGAAGTTTACCGCTTGAATCAAAATTAGGGATTTTTACTCTATTGGGAGATCCCTCCGCATTTATAGGTGATGCAAAATCAATATCATAAACGGTTTCAAATGGTTGACCGGCACCATTTACTTGTGATCCTCTCCTTAAAACACCACAATATCTAAGGTCTTCTCTATCTCCAAAAGCAGGTACCGTGATTGAAAAATCAACCAAAGCAACTGATGGTCTTTGTCCTGGTACTTTTAGACCATAAGTTCTCGCAATATTGAATACAGAATTTTTTTGTTGAGCAAACTGAAGTACGGTTTCCTGAATACTTCTATCGATTTGATAATTAAGATTATCAGTTACCGCCGCATTCAAATCTAACATCACAGAAAAAATACCTGCGTCGTTGAAGTTTTGAACTAAATCTGGGTAGTAAGTTCTTGTAAAATTTATAAGTTCTGTTCTTACCCCTTGGAAGTCCCTAACAGTATAGGAAATCTTTTTTTCAGCCATATACAATTAAATATTTAATATTATAAAATCTTGTGATTCGAAAGCCGAGTCTGTAATTTTATAGTCAATTTTTATTCTTGCGGTGTGTTCCAAAGTTGATATGTTTGTGACCTTAAATTCTCTTTCACCGTATTGGTTGAGTGTGTATCCTTTATTTTCTAATCCTAAAGATGCTGGTTCAACAGTAATATTTGTAACTTGTAAATTCGGCATATAAGTTGCTACAGTATCTCTAATTTCTGATTCTATATCGGAAAAAGTTGGTCCATCTAAAGGTTCAAAAATATATTCATACAACCTCGTACCAAAATCAGGTAAAAAATATCTACTACCTTTACGAGTTAATAATAGATGTACAAGATTAGATCTTATTTCACCCTCAGTAGTGTTTGTTACATCCAAATATCTTCCAGTGAATGAATCCACGAAAGGAAAAGAAATACCATAAGTAATACCATTTGACATATTACTTATAAATATAAGTCAGGCTTTTTTTAAGTAAAAAAAAAATCACTACTTTGATAGTGATTTTAATTTGAGATTTTAAGATGAACATCCAAAACATTCGAAATCAGAATTTTCAGGTCTTGGTGGTAAATTCAAATGTGAATAATCAATTTTTGGTACTTCAATACTAGGTTTTGGTTTTTCTTTTTTGGATATATCTACAGCTAAATGTTTTGCCCCTGTTGAAATCGCTTTGGTTCTAACATAGTAACAAAGAGTCTTTAAACCACTTTCCCAAGAATGAAAATGTGATGAGGTTATTTTCGATAGTGTTGGATTGGACATATAGATATTCATTGATTGTGATTGATCTATAAATGGTGCCCTATCTGCCGCCATATCAATTAATTGTTTTTGAGATATCTCCCAAATTGTTTTGTACTTAGGAATTAAATGTTCGATTCTTTTAACTTTTTTGTTATAATTCTTGTCCTCAGGATCTAAATAATTGTTGAAATTAATATTTTGAATAGACCCTTCGTTTAGAATTATTTCATTCTTGAGATCTTCACTCCAAATACCAATCTTTTCGAAATCATTAATTAGGTACTTATTAACAATCATAATTTCTCCACCAACAACTCTTCTATTGAAGATTGCTGAATGAGCCGGTTCTGTCATTTCATAAGAACCTGTAATTTTAGCTGAAGACGCCACAGGCATTTGTGCTGTAAATAATGAATTACAAACCCCATAATTTTTAACATTTTCTTTCAACTTACTCCAATCCCATAATCCTGATAGATTTGATTCATCAACACCCCACATGTCAAACTGAAATTTTCCTTGCGACATTGGTGATCCATCAAAGAAGGAATAAGGTTTGTACTTGTTATTAATACAAAGTTGATTACTTTCATAAATTGCCGCGTAATAGATTGTTTCAAATATATCACGATTAAGTTTTTTTGCATCTTCAGAGGTAAAAATATAATCCATGAGATAGAAGACATCCGCCAAACCTTGCGTACCAATAGCAATTGCCCTTTGTTCCAAACCTCCTTTTCTACCTTTATCTGTAGAATAATTGTTTATATCAACAACTTTATTCAAAGATCTTACAACTTTTCTTACTTCAGTAAAAAGTAATTCAAAATCAAATTTTCCTGATTTTATGAAATTTTTTAACACCATAGAAGAAAGTGTACAAATTGCTGTAGTTTCTTCATCAGTGTATTGGTAAATTTCATTACACAAGTTTGATTGTTTTATTACACCAATGTTTTGATGGTTGGATTTTTTGTTGGCGTTGTCTTTAGAACATAAATAAGGTACACCAGTTTCAACTTGTGATTCAATAATTTTGGTCCAAATATCTTGAGCTTTAACTTTCTTACCTAAACCCATTAATACCGCTTGATTATAAACATTTTCATATTCATCACCATAACATTCTTGTAGTGGTTTTAAACCTGACTTTTTAATGTCATTTGGGCAAAATAGATACCAGTCTGAGTTATTTTTTACCGACCTCATAAAATTGTCAGGAATCCAAAGTGCCGTAAAAAGATCTCGTGCTCTCAACTCTTCAGCCCCCGTGTTCTTTTTTATGTCCAACAAATCAAAAATATCTTTGTGCCAAGGCTCAATGTAAATTGCTGCTGAGCCAGGTCTTCGACCTTGTTGATTAAAGAATCTCAATGATTCGTTCACTATTTTTAGATATTTTAATAATCCACCTGCATATCCTCCTGAACTTGATATTCTACTTTCTTTACTACGGATATTAGACATTGATAATCCAATACCAGCGGCATCAGATGAAAAAGTTGAGATATCTGTTAGTGTGTCCAACAAACCTTTTCTTGAATCCGCATCGTTATAATGTAATACACAAGATGCCAACTGAGGAACTTTCGTGCCTGAGTTAATCATGATAGGTGTTGCCTTTGAAATCAATTGGTTTGATAATGATTGGTAGTACTCAAGGGCATCTGTAATGTTTGTAGTGACCCACAACGCAACTCTCATATACATGTGTTGTGGTCTTTCGATTACTCTACCATTAGGTTTTTTTAACAAGTACATTTCTTGTAAGGATCTCCATGCAAAATAATCAAAATTGTAATCATTATCATGATTAATTGCTGCGTCAATAGTATCTTCACCATATTCTTTGATTGTCTCAATTAATTTTTCATTAATTATACCATCACTATATAATTCAAACATAGTTTCAGAAAAACTATCTTTAGTTTCTTTGTGATATGATGAAATTGCAACAGAAGATGCTAACCTTGAGTAGTCGTGGTGGCTACCAGTGTAAGATGCCGCAATCTCGTAAACAAGTTTATCTAACTCTTTTGTGGTAACTTCACCTTCTGTGGGTACTGATGTAATTACTTTGATGAATATTTCATCTGAATTAACATTTAAACCCTTAGATGATCTTTTAACTCTGTTATAAATTTTTTGAGGATTGAATGATACTACCTCACCGTTTCTTTTGATTATTTTTAATGACATATTATTTAAATTAGAAGTCGTCTGTAAATGTTATTGTTTCGTTTAACTTAGCTTTTTGGTATTCCATGGTTCTCGATTCGAAAAAATTTCCTTTAGTTTCAACAGCAATTTGTTCCATGAACTTGAATGGTTGATCAACATTGAACTGTTTTGAGCAACCCATTTTGACAAGTAGTCCATCAACCACAAATTCAAGATATTGTTTCATAAGGTTTGAATTCATACCAATTAAAGAAACTGGTAGTGATTCAGTAATAAATTCTTTCTCAATCTCTAATGCGGATAATAAAATTTCTTTTATCTTTTTTTCAGATGGTTTATTTTCTAAATGATTATTCAACAAATGAATTGCAAAATCACAATGTAAATTTTCATCTTTGAAAATTAAGGAATTAGCGTTACACAAACCTTGCATGATACCTCTTGATTTTAACCAAAAAATTGAACAGAAAGAACCTGAAAAGAATATACCTTCGACTGCGGCAAAGGCCACTAACCTTTCAGCAAAAGAAGCTTTTTCAATCCAATCTAACGCCCACTTTGCCTTTTTTTGAACCGCCGGCAGTCTATCAATTGCGTTGAAACACTCGTCTTTTTCTTTAGGGTTACTAATGTAAGTATCAATTAATAATGAATACATCAATGAGTGAATGTTCTCCATTGCCAACTGAAAACCATAGAAGAACTTTGCTTCAGGATATTGGACTTCTCTATAGAAATTTTCTGCCAAATTTTCATTCACAATACCATCAGAAGCTGCGAAGAATGATAAAACATTTTTAACAAAATATTTTTCGTTTTCTGTTAAGTTTTCCCAATCTCTGATGTCATTAGTTAAATCTACCTCTTCGGCAGTCCAAAACGCTGCTTGGTGTTGTTTGTAATATTCCCAAATATCATTATGTTCGATAGGGAAGATGACGAACCGACCAGGATTTTCAACTAGTATTTTTTCCATTTTATTAAATTTTTTTTGTTAATTAGTTTGTGTTTCTTTTTGTTTTCTTTTTTCAAGAAGCTCTCTAACTCTTTGTCGTTGTCTTTCTTCTTTTTGCTCTTCTAAACCAAGGAAGGTCATTGAGCTTTCAGTATCAATATCAATCATAGCGTTGTCAAACTTACAATTTTCAAATACAACACCATCATCACCGATACGAGATTTAGTAATTGCAATAGTCGCCAACTTAAGTTCTTTTTGTTGTAGTGTTTTAGCCACCGATATGATGACATGACCTACTTGTGCTTTTTTGATGGATCCACCCATTTGATCTGTGGTTACCACTTCAGACGATATTGATGATCGGTTACCTTGTGTTGCGGTCCAACCAACTATATTCATCTCGTGACACATTGCTTCGAATGCTCTCATTACCGATCCCTCACTTTTCCATTCATCACCAAGATTCTTATCAGGAACAACACAGTCAATATAGTCTAATACTACCATATCAATCTTAATTCCGTCAGAAACCATTTTTCTAATTTGATTTTTAATTTGTAACATCGTCATCGTATCAGATGGAAGTTTTTTCAAAATCAACTTATTCGGCATTGAGTCTTCAATCTCTTTTACTTTAGCCATGACCTCATCCTTTTTTTCTGACAAATCGTCAGGATGTATTTTGGTCCAAAGGGTAAAGTGTTTTCTTTGGATTACCTTTGAGTTATCCTCAAAAAAGATTTGAAGGACATTAAAACCAAGATTAAATGCGTGATTTGCCATCTTAGTTAAAATTGTTGACTTACCAACACCCGTAGGAGCTAAGATAACGCCAATTTCTCCTTTTGCCAAACCTCCTTTCAATAATCTGTCGATACCTGGTATACCCATTGGGACAGGGTGTCTATAGTCCTCTTCAAGAACTTGATCGAGGTTTGAGAATACATCCAATATTGATGTATCTTTTGATCCCACTTGAAGTGCGGTTTTTACCATTTCTTCAAGGGTGTCATAACTTTCAAACTCACCTCCATCGATTATCTTTTGAGCTTTACTCATAACCTTTTGAAGTTCTTGTTGTTTACAGAACTTTAAAGCCTTTTCTTGGACAAAACCTACTCCGTCGATAGGAGCATCTTTAATTTTCTTAATTGTATCCAAAACAATCTTGGATGCGGTTGCTTGTTGTAACTCAGACTTAGTAATTTGTTCTAATGTTTCGAACGATGGTGTGTGATCATATTTAAGATAATACTCTTTCACCATTTGTATAATTATTTTGAAGTACTTGTTTTCAAAATAATTGTTTTCAATAACATCAAGAATTGAGTGTGAAAAGTCTTTATCTACAACAATTTGATTTAATAATTGTAACTGAAATGTGTTCCCTAAATATTCAAAGTTTTTGCTAGTCGCCATATTTTTTTTTTCTCCTTTAGTAAAGATAAATAGTACTAGTTTTTGATAAAGTTAGGATAAAAATAATTAAATTTTTGACCTGAAAAAATGTCAGTCAACTCGGCCATAATAGCTTTTAACTTTGGCCGTAGGTCTACGGTGTATCTGACCTTCGGAGGGTAGGGTTTAGCGTCAAACTGTCTATGACAAATTGTCATATCACCAACCTTAATTATTAAATTAAAATTTTCGGGACCATCCGTAATTGATGTGTTTAAAAGTTCTGGGTTTTCTAAAATTTCGTATTGGTTGTCTAACATATAAACCACAGATCTCATTTTTAAATCGTATTTCAACTCTCTTGAAAGTCTGTCAATATGGTCATAAAACTCTTCTGACTTATGGGCATTTTTGTTATAACCTCTTACATTGAAGAACCTTTGAACTACAATGTTATCATTACACATTAACAAGAATTCTACTTTTGTTATATCCTGTTCTCTCATTTGTTTTTTTTTTAATTTTTTTTGTTTCTAAATTTTGATTTTTCTTTTCTTGTTAGTTTGAGAAATGGTTTCAAGAAACTTACCCAAGCGTCGTCACCCTTTGGTAAGTACTTGAAAAACCCGTCCTCCATCATCATTCGAATTAGATTTCTATGTCCTCTTCCGTCGGGATCCAACGACTCAGAGTAATATAGTCCAACTAACTCTTTTTCCTCTTCATTCAAAAGTGGGTTTTCCAAGTTAACAAGTTTTTCATTTATAGTGAAAAACTCATCACCAAAAATTCCCTCTTTTGTTTTCCCAGTCAATAGGTTTTGAAGAGCAATGTTTCCTTTTTCTTCTTTCAAGAGTTGTTCACTCTTTTGTAAAATATAAGACAATTCTACCCTTTCTTCAAGTAGTTCAGGAAACATTTTCACCAAAGTCTTCTCACCTAGATAAAATATTCCGTCAATGTTGTCGGAACTATCACCGGTAAGAATTTTGATTGTTTTAACATTATAGTGAGGAACTTCAATATCGTGAAGTTTAATTTTATCCCCAAACTTATAATATTGTTTTGTGGATGGTGAATAAATAGATACCTTTTCCCCAATTAATTGAGTTAAATCTCTATCACTTGAGAAGATTGTTTTTTCTTCATCTGATGACACTTTACAGTAATGAGCAATCAAGTCATCAGCTTCTGCGTGTTCTGTCTCTAGCTGTCTTACAAACATCTCTTCAAGGTACTGTTTAACCCTTTGTTTTTGTTCCGCAAAAGATTCCTCTTTTGATTCTGTTTCAGATGATTTACGATTTAACTTATACTTGGGGTATATTAACCTTCTCTGTACTGATGAGGTTTTGGAATCCCAACAAACTACAACTTTATTGTAGTTGTGTTCTTCTAAGAATTTTCGAAGAGTGTTTAGAAAGTGCCAAACTCCGCCCACATGTTTTCCATTGTGATAGAATTCTCTAACACCATGAAATCCAATCTTCAATAAATTATTTCCGTCTACTAATAATGTTTTGGACACTTCCTAAAACTTAAATGATTTCTACTCTACTTCTTCTTTTTCTGTTTTCAAATCAAAGTCACCATCAACTCCGATTATATCTTTCCAATAGTCAGCATATTCTTTTTTATACTTTTCTATTGATGCCTTTTCTTCTGTTGTATCTTTACCTGGTAAGAAACCATGTGGAGTCACAATAATTCTTCCGTCTTCAAAACCAAGACCGTTGATGTGGTTTTTCATAACCGACACTTTAGTTCTTGAAGCAAACTTTACAGTTCTCTTGTCTTTTGTTGCGGTGATCTTCGTTGTTCCTGCCCCTTTTTGATTACCAAATAAGAATACCAAAGAAGAGTTTAACCAAATTGCTTCACCACCTTTTGCTTTGATCTTAGGTTGACCAAATGGATTATCAGGTAATTCAACCCAAGG